TTTAGCAGCCTTTCGTTCTCTTTCTTTATCAAGTTCGGCTGAACGATTTATTGCTTCCGCATTAGCTCTTGATACTGCGGCGTTAAACTGTGAAGCCCTGTTTGCCTGAACGCCTTGAGTTATCTGCCCTACGCCTTGTAAGATAGTCCCTAAAGTTGCCATTCTACTTAAAAATGCGCCCATATTTACTCCGTTGATATTTCTGTTTTCGAAATTACTGCTAACACGTTAAGAGGCAAAGGCTGTGATTGTGTGATAAGAACTTGTGCCGATTTATTCCAACCTACCGGAAATGAAACCTCTTTATCCCCTGTAAACAAAGTCGGAGGTTCTCCCATAGGCATCGTTGGATCCCTGAATAAAACCGTCTCTCTAGTAGATTCGTTTCCTATCTGACAACCTAAACTGCGCCATAATCTTATTATTGATTTATAGACTCTTTTGATTAAACCTTGTGTGGTATTTGTTACAGAACCTGCCTCCAGTCTTACTGTTTTTATCGTGCTTGTATAGGAAAGCCCAACATGGATTACATGACAGGATTTACTTATAGTGATACTTCCTCCGGTAACCATAGCATCCGGATATACTGCACCATCACCTAAAATAGATACATTACGGCTATTTAAATGGCCCAATCCGGTTAAAACAGAGGCAGCCGTAGCAGAATATGTTCTGGAAATGCCGCAGTCAACAAAGAAACAATCTCTTTGTAAATCCGGTAAAGTAAAAGGTTTAAAATATTCTACGAATTTAATATATCCGTTTGTAGTGGTAGCTGAATAAATAGTTGAACGCTGGGTGGCTACCCAGACTTGATCTTCTTCTCCATTGGGAATAACCGCTACGGATAAAAACGATCCTTGAGTTTCCTGTTTGCTCCAAGCTAAAACTTCTTGGGGAGCAAGTCGTGTCATTGTAGCAATCGTTCCATCTGATCTTAAACACCAAAGGACATTGTCGGGTATCTCCTGAAAATCCATATCTATTATTCCTGACTTGGTTATATGTTCGGAGAGTATAGTTAAATCATTAGCCCTATAAGCATCATCTTCAAAACTATAAGCTAACTCTTTCATTATCTTTCCGTCTCTTTGGACATAGACTATTGCACTTCCTATTCTATTAGGTAAAATTAACTGCGAGCCTGCGGTAGTTTCTTTCTTGATGTTTATATTAGCGGGTGTTATAGGGCCTGACGAGGTATCTGAACGCATAATAAAATTCCCTCCCAAAGTCCCTATGACTAATTCTTTTCCTGCCGCAAGCCAACGAATAGCATTTACTTGATTATCCGCTATGGTAAAAGCTACCGAATCAGAATCATCTGAACCAGCTTGAAAGTTCTCATAATCTAACTCCACGCTTCCCCAGATAGTCTGCGGTTGGGTTACAGTCCCTGCGAAATAAAGCCTTTGTTCAAAGAACGATACTGCCTGCGGGAAGCCGTTTGCTACATTCCAAGCCCCCATAGCCCAATCGTCTGTATAAGTTAAAGCAGTTGTATTTAATGATCCTATTACAGTCGCATTAACAACCGTCAAATTACTAGAGACTGCGGTTATCCTTACATATCCGTCAGATGTCCCTATTCTCATAAGAGAACCGGAGTGTCCGGCAACAAAAATGGCATTACCTGAAGCTGTAATGGTTATAGCCCCGTCTGAACCCGATGCTTTCATAAAAGCTGACTCGTCATCGTTAGCAGGCAAATAAGGCCCACCTTTGAAATCCACCTCTGCTAAACTCCATAAATAATGAGAAGAACGGGTAAGTTTCATAACAGGGTGTCCGGTGTGAGTGGTATACATCGTATCGGCATCCTGTGCGTATTGTATATCAAATAAACTAACTGCCGAATAAATAGAGGTTATTTCTACCGGATTGCCTGATGTTAAAATTCCACTGTCTTTATAATAACGGAAATACTTTTCTCCTGCCTCGATGATATAAGCTTGGGTTGTTGAGAATTGGAAAGGAATAAGACGGACTGCGGAAGTGGAAAGTTTGGTTACTCCGGCAAAGTAAGTTCCCGGCCTTCTATATGCCCCGCCAAAAACTTTAACAAAGACATTATTTAAAGTTGCGGCGGAGTTCTGATATTTGGCTATATCAACACGGCCTTCTATTTGGGGGGAAAGCTCGCCAGAAGTAAAATTAGTAGTTATGAAGTTAATTTGGGGCATTTATATTCTTTTATCAGTTAGTTCTCTTTGTTTAATTATGTTACAATTAAAACATAAAATCTGGTATCTATTAGGAAAATTGTTTTTCTTTATCCACTGATAAATCTTCTGACCATTCAAACTTCTCTTTTCACCATTTGTTATTCTTCTTCTTTCTTCTGCTCCATCATTATAAATATGGTCTAAACACAATGCCCTGATATCAGAAAACCCACATTTAGCACACTTAGGTTGTTCACCAGAATAATGAGAGAAAATTTCATACTTCAGCCTTATATTCCATTCTTTACAATATTGTCTGCACTTTAATGGATGCCTCGCTCTAAATATTTTATTTTGAACCCTCTTGTAATGTCTTAAACAAAGCCCCTTAATATGTATTGGCTTTCCGCATTCACTACATTTACCTATGATTTTTTTCATTCTTTTAAATTCGTTTTTCTATTGTCCATAAGTCTTCATCTAAAACTTCAACCGAACTCGACTCTTGAGCATCGGTTTCTTTGGAAGTCTGCAATCTTGATAAATACAACTCAAACATCTGCTCTGCCGTAGCCTTGTTGTTAGTCACCGCATAGGCGATTTCTGCCGCAAGCCGGGTAGCCAACACATAAATAAACTGCGAGGTATATTGGTTGGGGTCGGTGATATTAGTGATATATTTTATTTTGACAATCGTATCATCACACAATAACTTCCTGCCTTCAACCTTAAAGTCGGTGGTAACATTTGTCCCATCACTTACAGACAATACCCTTAAACAGTTTCCGGGGAGTTGAAATTCGTAATCGTATTCGTAAAGTGGTGTAGAAGCAAGCCGAGCAAGTTGCGCCCTTGCAATAGCAAAATTCCAAGGATGAGCACGCAAAATATCTTCAAGGGCATCATCATAAACAGCAGTCAGGCGCCTTGCATTTTCTGCATTGTCCTCTAAAGAAGTTATCCTATCCGCACCTAAAATTGTTAATGCTAAATTAGCGATACTAACTTTTGAAGCCATCTTACCTTCTCCTTGTCATAATTAAACAAAGGGGCAGGGCTTTCGCCCCACCCCAAGTATACCTTACTCCATTGTATAAAACACAGCCACTTTGATTACGCCTCCTGATAAAGGAGCTGCGCCGGCAGTGCCACCAGAGGTTACCCTGATTTTATTATCAGTTGTACCTGTTACCTGATAATTGACGCCTGCAACCGCATTCATCCCTACATACATCTTTGCTGCGGATGTAGTGACGGTAGTGAGATACCTGTCTGTATCACCTTCATCACCAAGCATAATAAAGTTGCCCGAACCCGTAAGTGCAGTAGCAGCTACAATTACATCCACTATCTGCGCTCCGGTAGGCAGTTGTTTACCAATCAGGAAATAATCACCAGTAGCCAGTACTTGCGCTATGGTGGTATCCTGTATTACTCTTACTTTGCCTCCCAACACACCCGGGTCAACAATATTCGCTGACGAGGGGTCTATTGATTTGGCATAGTTTGTTGCATTATATCCTGTTGCCATTTTTACTACCTCCTCTTTTTAGAATTTCTATTCTGTACATAGAATCTGCACGACTTTTGCTTCCTCCATACGAGTTGCTCCGATTCCCATAGCCGCATAAACCTGTGTAGAATAGGACTTGTCAGGTCTTACTGTGATTTGGGTATTGATGTCCTTTGCCAAAGCAAGAATTACACCCGATCTTTTCCATACTGGACAGCTTCTGAAGCTTGCAGCAACGGAAGTTTGCCCATAAGGAAAGGTGATTCTGTTGCAGACGATGAACTTAAAACCCAAGAAAGTATCAACTTCACCTCTTACTAAAGCACGGACTGTGTTAAAATCAGCATCCTTAATTTCAGAGATATTCAAGAGGTTAGTAAGTTGAGTTGAAGTTATCGCTATGAATGTCTCTTCGCTAGGATCGCAATCCGCAGCATCAAGAAGAGCCTTTGCGTCTAATAATTTCTGCAAAGTCATTCCTGTTGCCCCGCCGGATACGATGTTTGCTGCTGTGAATATTGTTGCTGTTCCGCCTGCCTTGCCGGCATAAGAGGTGTTACTGAAGCACTCAATGATTGCATCATCAATAGACCTTCCTAAGGCCCATGCAGCATTGATTGCGTAATCTGACTGGGGGTCAATAAGCATCTTAAGTTTATCTTCCTTGTCAATCAGATC